CTCCACGACTTGGGCGAAGAAGCAGCAGCTATCGAAGCATGGCTACATGAGCGTGGTCTCGATGTACCAGTCCACCCCAGAGATTGCCCTGTCTTGAACGCAAAGTTCCGCCAGTGGGCAGATGACTGCGACACTTTCCAGGCTGGCTGGCTCGCTTGGTATAAAAACAATCAACCAATCTATCCATCATCTTCATAGGGAGCACATCATGAAGAACATCACCGACTGCTGGTCTGATAAACCAGGATTCCTCAACAACCCGACCTCTCGTGTCAACCGTGCAGCAAGGGCATTCAACAGAACAATGTCTCGGATCTGCGTGGAACTTCACGAACAAAAACAAACAGCTACAGTCTTTGCGTTCAACGTCTCAAACGAAGACTTTGTATGGCCGAAAGGTGTACGCAAGACTTTCCTCGGCTTGTCCCTTGAACGATTGATGTTTGTTCAGGGACCAGACGACACACTGTTCATCTCGAACGGACACCTCGCATTCGGACCTGTCGGTCATGTGTCAATGGTGAATCGTCCGAAGGACGACCTGCCCGATCTTACAGGCTCTGTACCGGCAGACATACTGCGAGGTAAGACTGTTCGTGGGTGGAAACTCCACAAAGAAGACACCCCCTTCAACCAAGACTACACGATGACTCCCGGCTGGGAGATAGAACCTGTGTATTTGCACGCAGCGTTGAACTTTCTGGGGTTCCCTACGACGAGCTCGTTGGGGTCGAGTGTTCCGGAGATAGCCGCACGCGCGTGCCCTCCGAACCACATCAACCCGATGATAGTGATGACCGAGAAGAACCTAGCAGGCTCTCCCGTAGCGTTACACTACGGAGGCAAGGTCGCAGTCGTCATGCCAAAGAGGATGTCCTAATGGTTTACATCTTTGAAATCATCGTCGCCTCGTACATCGTACTCGTAATCCTTGCAGGGTTCCTCGGAGACCTGCCCGACATAAAGGAGTAGTCATGCCTAAAGACGAAAGCACAAAGTCTGCCTTGTTCAAACGGAACCCATACACCTACGACGCACGATGTGCGTTGCCTTCAACCATCTGTGAAAACATCAAGTCTCTTGGGTGGGCGAACGCATTCGACGTTATCGCGGCTAACCAAACGATGGATGGAGAACGTATCTACGAGATCTCACTACAAGAAGAGTACCTTTCTTGGAGGGCAGACATTAAGATCGTGGGTAGAGTGAAGGCCAGGGAGTCTTTCATCGAAGGATTCAACCAGGGGATACACGACTTGAGGACACTCTCAGAGGAGAACTTATGCGACTGAAAGCCTACGCCTTTGAGATTGTGCTGAAGGTCCGGGGAGTCGGGGAAGATTTAGACGCAGCGTTCGACGACGCACTGCATCAAATCGGAAACGACGTCGAGGGTAAGGTCGCGGTCAACGATGTTATCTATGACGAGATAGACTTCAACCCGGAGTTAGATCGACTGGACCGTAGATTCGTGATGCCTTCTCTTGATGAATAAACGACAAAAGAAAACCTCGACCCTGCGCTTGCAACAGGGCCGAGGCTTCTTTGGTTATGAGCCTATGCCCAGATCATAACCGCGACTTCTTTCACACCCGTTGCGGTACCTGTCAAGGTAACAGTCAAAGTACCACCAGCGATAGCGGCACTTTGGACTTCGCCGTTGGAGTCGTCTTCGATTGTCGTGGCAAGTACGGGGAACCCGTTGAGGTTCGCAAGTCCCGTCATACGAGCAGTGGATGTACTACTACCTGTCTCAACGCGAGCAACCAGGGGAGCACCTGGGGAAGCGTGAGAAGGTTGAAGAACATACGCACCATCGCTGGCATCGACCTTAACTACGCGACCGACCTGGATTTGGAAACGGAAAGCGGTGTTGTCGGTGACGACAGCGGGCTGGGTCAAGATGACTTCACCTGCTGTATCTGCGAGGTACACAGCCTTACCGACGTGCGAGCCAGAGGTGTTCACGCCAGTGATGAGCTTCCAGGGAAGCGCGACCGGGGTGATGTCTCCGCTGGCAGCAGCGTAGTCTGCGATGTAGAAAGGACCACGACACTTGGTGATGTCGTTAGCATCAGCCTTGGCGACAGACAGCACGTTCGAGGGCGAGTGGATGCCCGTCACAACGAGGATGTCGTTAGCTGCGATAGCTTCCGAGCAGTGAACCTTGACGGCTTGTGCGCGGGCTTTGTTAATACCGGCCTGGACTTGGCCTTGTTTAACTGAAGGGATAAGTGCCATTTTACATACTCCTACGGAGTGTTTACAGGTTACATTGGCGCGAGGCGATATGCCTCCTGTCAAAAGTATCAGCCGTGCGGTAGAATGCAAGAGGAGATGCAATGGATCTCGAACTTCTTGAATCGCTCACAGAGTATGGTGTCCTGGGTATGTGGACAGTTTCTCTTTTGTGGAGAGATGTCTCACTAACCAAGCGCCTGAACGAGCAGCAGGAGAAGTTCCAAGCACAGCTAGATCGCATCGACGAGAAGGCTGATGAGAAAGAGGATGCGCTACGAGACCGCTACGACAGCGTCATCAACAGTCAGAATGAGCAGCGAGAGAAGTTGGTAGCTGATGTCATCGTCCGACTCGAACGGATCGAGGAAGTCTCGAAGGCTTCGTCTGACAAAGTAGAAGAAGGATTGTCGGCTATGAAAGAGAGATACGCAGAGGAGCGTGCCCTCGCTCGCTTGAAAAACCAGTAGCATGTTACACTGATATCGCCGAGGTAACTGATGCCGACATACACTCTTACAATCCAATGCCCTAACCCCGCGATCAGGCGCGTTAACATGGCAGCTCAAGCTGTCCGCAGCGCTTATATCCTGGGTGAAATCTGCGTGACTACTGACGGTAGCCGCTCTTCCGAGAGCGCCTCGTTCCTTGTCGACTGTGCTGAAGAAGACTACCCGGCCTTCGCCGCAGCACTCCAAGGTTCAGGGTGTCGACTACTGAACGAGTCTTATGAGGTTGCCGAGGTTGTCGAAGCTATTGAGGAGGAAGAGGAAGAAGTCGAAGTAGACTTGAGTGTCCTCGACCTATCGATTGGTAAGCTCGGTGAAGCACTCGCCACTGGCGACTACGACGATCAACTCGATGCGTTACTTGCTGCTGAAGAAGCAGGCAAGACTCGCAAGGGTGCTGTCGCTGCACTGAAAGCGCGGATGGAGAGTCTCTAATGACTGTCGAGGTAAAGTCTACCCTGACGGATTATCAAAGGCAGGCAACCACTCGACAGCCTACGGCTTACGCGCAGCGTGATTTGTCAGTTAAGTCTGACGATACCGACTTTGAAGCCACTGACGTTCAAGCTGAACATGGCGGGAATGTTTATCTTCAAAGCGACGCAGCTTCTCCTGTTCATGGCGAAGAGTCTTGGCGGGAAACTGATTTAGGTGGTCAACGCATTAGACAGTATAGTCGTCGAGCAGAAGACTTCACGCATCCGACAGGAGGACAGTCGAGGATTACTGTCGGGGGTAAAGAAGTTAAACCAGGATCGAAGCAGTACAAAGAAGCTTTGGCTGCATTGAACCGGGGTGATACGATTGGGGTCGAGGCTGAAGCCGAGTACAAGCGTGACGCAGCCGAAGAGTTAAAGCAGATGAAGCAGGATGCGGGATACAACTCGTTGACTTCCGAGATGATCAACAAGAAGAATAGCGGAGACAAGTAGATGGCTGACCCAGATAAGATGGCGGCTTTGCAGAAGCATCTCGAAGAGTTGCAGAATGAACCCACCGAGGTTCTTGCTGAACGCTACGGACTGACGCCGTCTGACTTGACTACAACAGAGCGCGTAATCCAGAACATCTTCAAGGTGCTGGACCCCGGCTCCATAAGCGCGAAGGTTGCAGGGACGTCACCAGTCGACACGTACGGGGGGGCTGCGTCGTTCAAGAAGGCTAGA